CTCTAAATCGAGCAAGATCGGTGAGTTCCGCTACGGTTTTGCCAGACAAAAGTTTTCAGGTGGTGCTACTACACAAACCCTATGGGGTGGTGTTGAGTTTGGTTCAAATAAATTCAAACAGTTCCCTACATATTCTGGAAGGCAAGGTCGTGGATCTCGCGGATGGTTCATATATCCAACCCTTCGCAGAATTCAGCCTGAATTAATTAACAAATGGGAACAAAGTTTTGATCGCATTATTAAGGAATGGATCTAATGGCTACCGGTAATCGCACATTAAAGTTATCAATCCTCGCTGATGTCGATGACTTAAAAAAGAAGTTAGGCGAAGCTGATAAAGCCGTAGAAACTAACTCAAGCAAAATTGGTGAGTTTGGAAAAAAGGCTGCTGCTGCTTTTGCGGTCGCTGCTGCTGCTGCCGTTGCTTATGCCGGCAAATTAGCCATTGATGGGGTCAAGGCTGCGATAGAAGATGAGCAGGCACAACTTAGGTTAGCCAATGCCTTAAGACAGGCCACAGGGGCTACTGATGCCCAAATAAAGGCAACTGAAGACATGATCCTAAAGACATCTTTAGCCACAGGTGTTGCAGACGATAAATTGCGTCCAGCCATGCAGAGATTGGCAGTATCTACAAAATCTACTGAGGAAGCCCAAAAGTTATTAACCCTTGCTTTAGATATTAGTGCTGCATCAGGTAAAGATTTAGAAACTGTTGCAAATGCTTTAGGTCGTGCTCAGGATGGAAATGTTACAGCTCTAGGTAGATTAGGGCTTGGATTAAGCAAGGCTGAATTAGCGACATTATCTTTCACTGAAGTTCAGGCCAAGTTAGCCGAGTTATATGGTGGCGCAGCAGCTACAAATGCTGAAACCTTTCAAGGAAAAATTGATCGCTTAAAAGTAGGATTTGATGAAGCAAAGGAAAGTTTAGGCGTTGCTTTATTGCCAGCAGTTGAGCAATTTATTACATTCTTAAACGATCAGGGCATTCCAACGCTTAATGCTTTTATTGCAGGATTAACTGGTGATGAAGGATTAAGTGCCAGCCTTACTGAAACTCAAAGAGGTGCTGAAAGTTTTGGAAAAGCAATTGGCGTAGTTAGTGGGATAATTTCAGGATTTATTACATTTCTAAGAGAAGCAATTGGCTTAGTTGTATCACTTGCCAATGAATTAATCAGAGTTGTCAACATAATTCCGGGTGTCAATATTGGATCTATTCCAAACCCTGCTCCATCAGCCGCTAGATCATCATTACCATCAGTTCCAAGCAGACCTAGCGGTGGTTATACAACAGGTCAAGGCGTTACAAATATAACTGTTAATGCTATTGATGGTGAAGGTGCTGCAAGAGCTGTTGCTAAGGTTGTCAATGATAGTGCTGCCAGATCAAACCCATATCTTTCAAGAGCAGCCGTTAAGCCATAACTATGAGCGTCTGGACACCAGATTGGAAACTAATTGTCAGTGGGGTTGATTATACTGACATAGCAATAAGCGATCCATCTTATGTTCAAATAACTTTAGTGGCATTAAATGGTCAAACATTACCTTTTGACATAAACGACAGCTTAGATTTACAGGTAAAAGATACATCAGGATCTTATGTAAGTTTATTTGGTGGCGACATTACGGATGTAACTGTTGCGGTAGGGGCTACTGGATCTGTTGCCACAGTTGTCGAATACACAATTATTGCAATGGGATCACTTGCAAGAATAGCCAAAGAAATTTGGAACGATAACATTTCTCAGGATGAGGATGGCGATCAAATCTATGCAATTCTGTCCAGCGTATTACTTGGCACTTGGAATGATGTCCCAGCAGCTTCTCAATGGGCAACTTACAACGCAACAGAAACTTGGGAGAATGCAGTCAATTTAGGACTTGGCGACATAGATCAACCTGGTCTTTATACAATGACTGCTCAATCAAACTTAACTGACACGATTTACAATGTCGTTGCAGATATTGCCAATTCTGCTTTTGGTTACATTTATGAGGATAATGCAGGAAACATAGGCTATGCCGATGCAGACCACAGGCAAAATTATCTGCTCACAAATGGTTATGTTGATTTAGATGCCGGTCATGCTTTAGGTGCTGGCCTTTCCACAGTTATGCGCTCAGGTGATGTTAGGAATGATATTTATATCAATTATGGCAATAACTTTAATTCACAGGAAACTGCCACAGATGCCGCTTCAATTGCCCTTTATGGCTACAAAGCCGAAACCATTAATTCAAGAATTCAAGGGTCAGTGGATGCTCAAGCAATTGCTGATCGTTATATCGCTCAAAGAGCTTATCCATTACCTAAGTTCCAATCGATCACTTTCCCAATAACTAACCCTGAAATTGACAACTCAGATCGAGATGCTTTATTAGGTGTCTTTATGGGCTTGCCAGTTTATTTAACTAATCTACCTAATCAAATATCAGGTGGAGAATTTGAAGGTTATGTTGAGGGCTGGTCATGGAGCACTCGCTTTAATGAGCTGTTTTTAACAATCAATGTTTCTCCAGTTGCATTTAGCCAGGTGGCGATGCGTTGGAATACCACGCCAATAACAGAGGCTTGGAACACAATAGACCCAACATTGACTTGGGAGTACGCTACAATAGTCGCATGAGGATAGGATAAAATGGCAACTACCACGAACTACAGCTGGACAACTCCAGATGACACCGCGCTAGTCAAAGACGGCGCAGCAGCAATTCGTTCACTAGGAACAGCAATTGATACCACAGTTTTTACCAATGCTGGCAACGCAATCGCTAAAACAATTGTTGATGCTAAAGGCGATCTTATAGCAGCAACCGCAGCAGATACAGTTGGCCGTCTTGCCGTTGGCACTAATGGTCAATTATTGGCAGCCAATTCATCTACTTCAACAGGTCTAGAATGGCAAACTGTTTCAGCAGGTTCTTTAACATTATTGTCAACTACAACTTTTAACGATACTGTCGCAACTTATACTATTTCAAGTATTTCTGGTTCATATAAAAACCTAAGAATTGTTGGCACTAATTTACAAGGTGCAACTACTGGTGCATCAGATACTATTCGTTTTCGCTTTAATGGTGATACAGGTAACAATTACAGTATGGCTGGAGAGGCAAATGTTGCTGGAACTCCTACCGCAATTGGAAGCAGACAAAATTCTTCTCTTTTTACTACTGGTTCTGGCGCAACAGTTCTTGGCCGAACTGGTGATTCATCAGGAGATTTTGGATATTTTGATATGACTGTTTTTAATTATGCTAGTTCAACGGAAAGAAAAAACGCTGTTTTTATGGGTGGCTCAAATAATGGATTTAGCGCAAGGCATTATACATACACAGGCCTTTGGAATGATACTTCTGCTATTACTTCCCTTACTTTTCTTGCTACAGATAATTTCAAATCAGGCGTAATAAGAATTTACGGAGAAAATTAAAAATGACAAAATCAAATAAACCAAGCATAGTTATTCACGATCTTGCAACTGATGAAGTTGTTACTAGACAAATGGATAATACAGAATTTATTCAATGGCAAAAAGATCAGGCAGAATCAAAAAAAGCCGAAGCCGAAGCCGAAGCAAAAGCAACTGCTCGCCAAGCAATTCTTGATCGCTTGGGTTTAACTGCTGATGAAGCAAAATTGTTACTTGGCTAATGAAGCCTTACCTATCCAAAGCTGCTGATACTTTACGCGACCAAGTAAATGATACTTTCGTGGATCGCAGCAGGAAAGCTGATGGATGGATCGGTGATCTTAAGCATCAATCAAGGAAGTCCGACCATAACCCAAGACCATCAGGTGAAGTATGCGCGATCGATATTGACGCTGGCTTATCTGACGAACAAGGGATTAGTCATGCTTTGGCAGATCAACTTCGACTCGCAGCAAAAAAAGATAAGCGTATTTCTTACATAATCCATGCTGGTAAAATATGTTCAGGTAAATCGCTTTGGCGTTGGGTTAAATATCGGGGCATTAATCCACACCATAAGCACATCCATGTAAGTTTTAAGCCAAATCAAAATGGCGACAAGTTCGACATCCTACTACTGAAAGGCAACTAATGAAACTGACCAAAAAACACAAAGCAGCAATTAAGTCATATTTGAGAGCTGTAGCAGCTAGTGGAATAACAGTAGCCTTAGCAATCGTGGCTGACATTCATCCAGCCTATGCAACATTACTTGGTGCTGTAGTTGCGCCAGTAGCAAAAGCATTAGATCCAAAATCGGGGAGCGAAGCGGATTATGGTCTTAGCGAAAAATGACACCGAACGAATTAGTCGCATTTGGCGTTGGCGTTTGCAGTATCGCGGGCGCTTTATTACTGGCTCTACGATGGGTTATTAAAAGTTTTTTAAGTGAACTTAAACCCAACTCAGGCAGTTCAATGAAAGATCAAATTACTAGACTTGAACAGCGTGTTGATGATCTATTTACAATAATTAGCAAGTCATAATTTAATCATGGCGAACACACGGAAACGCACTAAACGAAAAAAAGTCAACCGGAGAGTAGTTCGCCACACTCCTGAGCCTTTAAGTAAATTAGAGGTTTTTTATATTGCCAAACATGAAATGCCTGACTGGATCGTAGGCGATAAAGGAATTATCCCAAGTATTCCTACTCCAGATGAGGATGACGACTAAATTAAGCGTTACTTGGTAATTTCTGATTTACAGATTCCATACCACCATGAAGTAGCTGTTAAGAATGTCATTAAGTTAGCAAGAAAAGAAAAGTTTGATTCAGTATTATGTGTTGGTGATGAGATTGATTTTCAAACCATTAGCCGATGGGCTGAGAAAACACCTTTGGCTTATCAGCAAACCCTTGATGATGAT